AACAAATCTCCTTTTGCTAAATTAGCGTCAGCAGCATCTTTATCTTGAACTATATATTTTTTACCATCAACAGTTTGTACAAAAGCTCCTTTTATTTCGCCCTTATCAAAAGCTTTTAATGTTTCATTGACTTTATCTATATCGACATAATAAGGTTGATTTTTTCCTTCAACTTCTTCTTCTGGATTAAAATCAGTATTCTCATACCTAAAAGTTTCAATTAGTTGATCTCTTAATTTGTCTCTTGTTTCTTGATAAACCTCTTGCTCGGTCCACGGTCTTTTTGTTTTTGGATTTATTTTATAAGCACCCGTTTCTTCATCTTTGTATAAGTGTTGATCTTGATCTAAGACTTCAACCTGACTTAAATCACCAGCCATTTCTAAAACGTTAGCTTGTAATTCTTTCCCTTGATTATAAAGTGTGGAAGTTTGATTTAAATCAACAATACCATATTGTAAAGCGAATTGTTCTCTGACGTTGTTCTCTGCTTGTAAATTTCTATTTTTCTTACCAGTTATTCTTTGATACTGCTCAAAGGTCACTGGTATTCTTTTTGGGTTTTCTTTGCTAGTTGGCTTTGTGTCATCGTAATACCAATTCTCAATAGAATATACTTGTTTTTCCACGTGTTCTTGAAACACTTCCTTACCGTATCTATTATTCAAAACATCAACACCTCGGTTTATCATGTCAGCTTTTATACCCTGACTAATTAAAGCTAACTTTTGTCTTTTACTAGCGTTCTTATATTTTTTATATCTTTTATCTCTTTCAAATCTTTGTTGCATCTCTAAACCAGCTTCACCAAAGATTTCATAAGCACTGTCTTTATCGTAAGATATAGTGTTCATTATTCTAGCAGTAGATTCCGAAGCGGTTTTATACATGTCTAGAATAGATCTTCTTTGTTTACTATCTTTTGTTTTTGCGTAACTTTTTACTTTTGCTAACTTTTCGTCAGCAGACATACCAGCTTTTACACCAGCGGCTGTTTCTATATTGTGTAGTTGAAGTGTGTTTACATATAATTGAGCTTGTTGTTTTTTACTTAATGAAGCAAAGTCTATACCTATAGCCTCAGTAGAAATAGCCATTTCCTCTCTAAGTTGTAATAACTGATCTCTTTTCGTTTGGTAACCAGCATCTTCTGGAGATAAATAAGAAAGCTCTTCTACTAATTGTTTTTCTAGATTTATATTATCGGCCATTTGTTGGTAAACACCATTCATACCGCTTTTTCTATAATGGTCGACAATACCATTTTTCATTATGCTTCTTATGTTGTTATAAGCAGCAGGGGCTTGAAATAGCAGTCCACTTGAAGACATTCCACCACCATTAATTAAAGCTGATACAGCAACGTCATCTAAATTATTCCACATTTCTTTTAATCTTTCCCATCCCTTATAATCTTGACCTAATTCAAGTGCTCTATATGTATCCATTACTAAAGCGTCAACAACACCTTGCCCTGCTTCAGCTAATACTTCTTCAATAACTTCCCCACCTGTTTGTACAGCAAGTCTTTTTCCAGTGTCTAAAATCGCCCCACCACCATATTGATAAAATTTACCTACAAGTCCTTTGTGAGTTCTTCTACTTACTTGGTTAACCATATTGTTTAGACTCGCCTTAGTCCCTCCAACTCCAAGTATAGAGTTTGCGTTTACGGCTGTACCAATTTTTTTCATTACAACGCCCTCTACTAAACCTTTTAAACTAGAGTTTAAATATCTTACAAGTAGATTACTATCGTTTTCCATTATGATTTGATCTAGCACTTCTGATTGCTTTTTAAAGTCTTCTTCAGAAATATATCCTTTATCAAACATTTCCTGTAAATCTTCTTTTTGATCTTTAGCGTTTTCAGCTCTCCAATCAGCTTCGGTTGTAATACCCATATCTATACCAGCGGTTTGAGTACCAAAAAGAGCAGCTTGAGTAGTTGTTAATGCTTTAGCACTTACATTAAAGTAACTACCAACACCAGCGGTTGCTAACGCTAAAGTTGTATTAGCAGCTTGATCACCAAAAGTTCTACCTAAAAACTCTCTATACTGACGAGCGTTCATTTCTTCGTCATAAGCCATTGGAGTAGGTAGCGTTATAGCTTTAGCGCGGTTTATAGATGCGTAAGCCGCAATAGCAGCGTCGTTTTGAAATAACATAGGTACAGCTAGGGCTAGCTGTGCAAAACTGGCTTCTGCAGAAACTAAAAAAGAATTTAGACCTCCATATCTTTTTTGCGCTGCCTCAGCTACTATTTCATTATCTTCTTTTTCTCTTTGAAGTTTTAATAATTCTTCGCTTACATCTCCATACGATGAGTTAGCACTTTCAATTACTTCTTCTTGTAGACTTTTAATTTCCTGCAACTCTTTGTTTATCTCATCAACTCTTGTTGACGAAAGTTGATCTGTGTTTTGTAGCAAAAAAGTTTCAGGATCAACCCATGCTCCGCTTTGTTTTATTTCATCAGCTATAACTTGTAGTCTTAACTTATTATTATTAAAAGTCTTTCTTACAAAAACATCAGTTTCAAAATTTCTTCTAAGAAGCTTTTGAACAGATTGATTAGTAGGCTCAACCTGTAACATCGATCCTAAATCAAGAAGAGGTGCTATGTCAGGATTTTCTGCTGAGAAGTCTTCAAACAATCTTTTAAACTCTACATTTTCTCTTTGATTTGTTACCTCGTGCTGAATAGTGTTCCAAACTTGTGAATACTGGTTTTCCTCTCTTCCATACATTGCGTTTATAGCATCTTCTACAGATTGAAGTTGAGCATAGTATTCAAAATCTTTTCCATGTTTATATCTTTTATACACGTCATAATCCCAAGCTCCACTTTTAAAAAACTCTATAAAATCTTCAACATTAAAGTTTTCTGCTCTAAGTTTTCTAGACTCTTCCCATCCGCTTTTTAAATGTCCAAAACCTGTACCTCCACCATCTGCGTTTTTTTGCCCTTTAAAATATCCAAAATAATTGTCACCATATAAACCAAAATAAGCTCTAAGAGCCCCTGACATCTCTGGACTTAATTTCCCACCACCTTCTTTTATAATTTGTTTTAATACTGAATGAAAACTAACATTTGTCCCTTTTATATTATCATACTTTGTATTTTTAAAGTCGTTTTCATTGTTTGGATTAGATAAGTTTAAAAGTTTATCCGTGTTTAATTGTTGACCCTCAAGAAGTTCACTTATATTATCTTTTGGATCAGTTCTTTCTGCTGCTATTTTTCTAAACTTTTCAGTTTGTTTGTCTTGAAGTTTAATTGATTCACTAGCAAGATTTTTGTAAATCTCTTTTCCATCTTCTATATTTTCCATAATAGATTCTAACACAACGCTTGGACGTAAACTTCTTTTGGTTGACATTCCCGCTGTGTATTCAACGCCTGTTGTTTTATCGCTAATATCTACTGTATATGTTTCTCCCTTATAGTCGTACTGTATAGTATTGAAATTAGTAGCATAACCAGCTTTATTTGTGTCATAATCTACACACCTTACGTTAGATAAACCTATCTCTTTTAATTTCTCATCATACGTATCGCCAAACTTAACAATAAAATCCCCACCAAAAATTTCATAATCGTCTACATTCCAAACAGATCCCTCGTCATCTAACTTACCACCTATAACGGTCCTTGCTATTTCATCTGTTGATAAATTTTTATAGGCAGTGAGTATTTCATAAGTCGTATTTATAATCTCACTGTCATCTGTCTTCCACATATTTGGATTTAACGTAAACATTTCGTCTCCAATTCTTAACTCAAGCTTATCGTTCATCCAAGCTACTTCCATACCTGTGAAACCAAATATACTTCGAATTTCTTCTTTTATATCCTCTTCACTTTTAGAATCTATTCCACCATCATTGTAAATAAGATTTTCAAGAGCTATTCTAACTTGATCTCCGTCTCTAAACTGCTCTCCTCGTCTTCTTATTTGTAGTTGATTCATTATACCAGTAGCCTCACCATCCCAACCAATAAAATCATCTACAAAGTTTGTAAACAACATTTCACTTTCTTTTGTAAACTCTTTAGTACCAGGAACAAATTTAATAGGACCATGCTCTTTTTCAAACATTTCTATAACATCGTTTTCACTATATTGTATACCAGTATCTTTATGTAATATATAACGGTCTGTATCTATTTGTTGTATATCTAATTGGTCACGTTTTGCAACTATTTCTTCACGATGAGATCTTTCTATTTCTTTCTTTATGTTTTGCTCAAGAAAAGCTAATTCTCTTTTAGCTTGATCGCTTTTATCATGGTCAAACGCTATTCTCTGTACAAAGGATTTTTTACCATTTACAGTTTTATATATATTAGCAGCATCAATATTAAACCAACCAGTTTCTTCCGCTGAAAATTCAACACCATCTATTACTAGATTGTTATTTATGTTTTCTTTAAATCTTTTATTAAGGTAATCAACGGCGTTTTCTTCTTCGTTCTCCATCACCCATTCGTAATCTATATCTCCAAAAACTTCTAAATCAGCTATTTTCGCGTCAATTTCTTTACGCGTTTCATATTCTTCAGTAGATATCAATACTTTATTACCCTGTTCTAATTGAGGTTGACTTTTCATCCAATCAACTAAATCTTGAGCTTCAGCTAATTCTTTATCTTTGTTCCAACTAGCGAAATTAGTTTCTATTTTAAATGTCTCTCCAGTAATAGTATTTTTAGCTGTTATACCATCGTACCAATTACTTGTGTTCCAAAACTTAAAACCATATTTACCATACTCTCTTTCTAAAGTATTTGCGACAAAATTATCATCCATATAAGAAGTAATATTGTCTTTTAAATCTACAGTGTTTATATTTTGATTTTTTTCCCAACTGTGACCTCTCTTTGTTATGTTATCGTAAGAAGAAGTGTCTCCCTGTTTTATAGTATTACCATGCTCGTCTTCGTAAGCTATTTCAAACGTTTTAAACCTACCAGTTTTTTCTCTAGCGATTTTCATTTCGTTATATAAAGATTCTTTATCTTCTTCGGTTAACTCTATATTTTTAGAGTGTCTTTCAATCTCCTTGTTATACATGAGATCTAATAGATTTTTTTCAGTTTCGTTATAACCAGCTATTAAATTATTGTATTTTTTTACTTTAGAAGCGTAAGCGTCATATCTTTTCTTTTTTAACCCATTAGCAAAACTTTGAATTTGATTTAAATCATACCCTTGGGCTTTTGCTTTTACGTAAATCTCCATTAAATCATCACGATCCACTTTATTATGTGAAGGTGTTTTTAAATTAGATACTTGATCGTAAGTAACTCCGTCTCTTTGGGTATTTAAAAACGATGTTAAAGTAGGGGTGAAATGATCCGTCATCCACGGTGAGGACATTGGTTCCCCTGTAGCCGGGTTAGCAATAGCCCATTTATCTTTTTCCTCGTCCCAAACAAAATCGAACGCACCGTCCATGAACCAATCAGCTTTATAAACTTTATTTGACATTACGTTATTTTATTTTGCTTTAAAAATTCCTCAAATTCAGTTGGTCTAATAAAAGTACCAACACCATCTATTTCTTTCCATACAACACCCGCTTGTGGATTGTTTAAATATCTACCAACTATACCACCTCTCTTTTTGAACTCTGCTACAGTTTCTCCATCGTTTGGCACTAAATCTGGATTAGCATCACCATAAAACTTTTTCTGAGCTTGAAGCGTCAACCAATCTGCGACTATACTTTTTGACATTTCATAATCGAAACCATATTTACTATTTTTATTAGTTATGGCATCTATAATTCTTTTTTTATCTTCACCAACCATATCATAATCATATTCATCTATTATACCATCTGGTACTCCGTTAGGACCATCTACATCAATACCTAGTCCTTTGTAAAAATTAGGGGTTTTACTAGCTATATTATCTAGATGTTCACTTATGTTGGCCTTAAACGTATTACTCATTCCTCTTTTCGTGAAATCATCATGCATGATCGACATTATATTGTCTTGTGTTATAAACTGATCTTGTATACCAGTTTTTATTCTTTGGAAATCAAAATCCGTTGTACTAGTGCCTTCTACATAACTATAACCATTTGTGTTCATTGTTTTCTCGTAATCTAAATAAGCTTTAGATGTAACCTCATCTATTTGAACTAGAGATTTTACAAAGTCGTCTTGTGTGAAAAACTCTGGTTGATCACCACCTTCAACATACTTTGGATTTTTCCAAACCCACTCTCCATCTCTATGAACAAGATTAGCTGGATCAGTACATGTAGCTGATATTAACTTATCGGTCTCAGTTCTACCGTTAGACAATACTTCATCATTCTTTAACTCAGCAGCTATAGTTAGGTTTTCTTTTAGAGATTGGATGCTAGTTGATAATCCCTGCAATCTCATTTTTAGTTTTTGTTGAGTTTCTTTATCTTCGTTTTTAACAGCATTCATATATTCCTCTTTCATTTTTTTAGCTTCTTCAGTCGCTAAACTAAAATACTCTTCACCTAAGCTCCCTGCGTTCTCTGTTATTTTATTGACATTATTAGAAAATTGATTTTCGTAAGCTTCTAATTCTTTTCTTTTATTATCTTCATCTAATTGCACAGCTGCTCTATGTGCTTGTGTCGCACTTAATACGTCTCCACTAATATCTCCAATTACATCCCAGTTTGTTCGTTGTTTAGAAGAAGCCGCTTTCGCGTCTAAATACGCTTGTATAGCAGGATCCGTAGAAGTTACGGTGCTTCCTAATACTGGTCTATTTCTTTTATTTGCCATAATTCGTTATTATATTATTATCCAATTCCTCCAGCAAAAGTACCAACTGCACTTCCTACTTGATTTATACCTGACTCTATTTGGTCTTGAGCTGCAGTTATATCCGCTGATGTTTGAGCTACATCTCCAGCTGAAAACTGAAGAGCTTTACTAGCTAACTGTTGTTTTAGATTTCTTGATTGAATCTCCCCTTCTCTTTCTAAACCTTGTATTCTACTAGCTTCTTTACGTTCAAGAGCTTGATTTTGTTTTTCTTGTGTGGCTATAGATTGTGACGCTTCTTGCGCTGCTAGTTGACCTTGATTAGCCATAGCTTGTGCTAACGCAGCTATACCAGATCCACCAGCTGATTGTTTCATGTTATTCAAAGTGTTAGCCATTCCTTGCTCCGCTTTTTGAGACGCAAACTCAGCTGCTTGGGTGTTTACAGTTAAGTCTTCCATAGTGTTCTCCATGTTTAAATATGGATTACTAGTATCTATATTCATGTAAGCTTTTCTATCTTTTTCCATTTGAGCTCTAGCGAGTTCATTAGCTTTTTTAGCGGCTCTTTTATCAGCACCACCTTTTATAGCTCTAGCTATACCTATTCCAGCGCTAGCGGCTGCCGCAACACCCGCTACTATTGCAAAACTCATAATTTATTTATTTTTGTTAATATATTCTTCATATTCTTCAAATGTTAAAGAGACTATTTCGTCTTCTAATTTTTTTATATCTTTTATATTGTTTGGATTTTTGTGTACGTTTACAAATATAGATTCTTCCATTGCATATATTACTCTTTTACTACCTGGTTTAGCTAATACATAACATGGTGCCACAAATTCTTCTATTGAATCTTCTGTAGCTACAGCTAAATGACCAGTTAATAAAAACCAAACATGCAAATGGTTGTGTATAGCACCAACAACTATACTACCAGCTTTCATATCCATTTGTCTTACGTAAATACCATCTGCAAATGTGTGTTTTAAAGGAAAGTTTTTACTATGAATTATATTTTTACCATCACCCTCTATATTATCTCCATCAGCGTTATTAATTAATAATTCTTGTAAAGACTGTATTTCCTTTCTTTTACTAAGGATTGTTTCTTTTTTCATTTAATTTAATTTACTATAGTGTATATAGTTACAGTTTTCTACGTTTATTTACTACTTTCAAAAACCTCACAACCAACACTATATAACTCAGCTTCTGTTGTGGAAGTGTTTTTAAGTTTAATTTCCATATAATAACCTAGCAATGTTGATAAGTTAACTTCGTTGTCTTTTGTAAAAAATATAAAATGAGTGGAAGTGTTAGGTAGTTGACCAGTTGTTAAAGTAGTGGTACAAGTTACAACATTTGTTACTTTGTTTATTTCTTTCACTTCTCCAATTTTTACTAAGCTATTCTGTCCTGAACCACTATCAGAAGATCTGAATGACGTTGGTGAGTTAGCAGCATCATCATGATCGTAATAACCACCTATAGTACCAGTTGTTACATAGTAAGCTGTATCTCCTACTTGAAGAGATGCATTAAGTTTTGAAAATGTTAAAGCTACTGTTGCCATATTATGATCTTGTTATTAATTTTTCTATATCCATTGTTAAGGTTTTGTTAGCGTTACCAAAAGAATCAACTACAAGGGTACCTGACACTACAACGTTTGGATGGGAGTCTGTAACAGCAGCACCTTTTACATAAGCATCTGAATCAGCTTCAGCTGTTCCAATCTGTAAATCTAAATTATCACTAAGAACTACTGATTGAGATAATACTAATGTATTTCCGTCCGTGATAGAATCCACCGTTATACCGCTCGCTGTAAACGTAATTGGTATATTAGATCTTACCTCTATAGGTTCGCTTAGCTCTATAGTGTCATCTGTTCTACTTTCTATCGTAACACCTTCAGGGATATTACTAGCAGATAATGTCATTCCCACTGTTAGATCGGTGTGATCCACAGGTATACTTATTAAATCCTCAGTGTTCTCTGTTAAGGTACCAACAAATATTTCTTGTGCTTCTTCAAGATCAAAACAAGGGGATTTCGTAACACTCCAAGTAACACCATCTCCTGCTAATATACCTGTTGTAGAATCTATATCTCCAGATGTACCATTCCAAGTTCCATCTGTTTTTATAACCGCTGCGCTTCCTGAACTTAAGGTAAAATCAGGATAACCAGCACCTGATCTTGGATCTATAGCAGAGCCTTGACCAGAACGTATCATATCAGGTGTTATCGTGTAAGAAAAGTCTTTTTGAAAAATACCTGATGGTGTGTCACCAGCTTTGTTAGTTATAGTTATAGCAGTTGGAAATTCTCCTTCGTCATATCCATTAGCACTATCATCTAACCCTAAAGTAATGATTATATCTATATACTGGTATAACCTATGGTCATTTGCTGATGTAGGTACGCCCGCTGATAAAGAAGTGATATTACTTGCTGCTTGTATTGTTAAATCATAAGATTGATTACTACCTGTTGATGGGTATTGAATTAAAAAATCTTCAAAACCTGTAGATCCTATTGTTGTAGAAGCAGTCGTTGTTGCCGCTGAAGTAAACGTATCTGATGTAAAATCGTAAGTATAATTATCTCCAACTCTATTTACTTTAAATGTAAACTCCGCGCCAATGCTACCAAAAACTCTAACGCTTCTTGTTTCGCCAGATGGAGATATCCAAAGATCTGAAGTCTGTAAGGATGTAATGTATTTTTTAGCACCGGGCTCTCCTTGAGGTTTTCTTCTTATGTTAGAAGTCCATTCTATTTCATGACCCAACTCACACATAGCGCCCGCACTGTTTTCAGTATCTATTGCTGGGACAGGTGGCGTGTAATAAACTTTAAATGTAACACCTATTAATTCACCGTCAGCATTGTAAGAGTGAGAATCTTCTATAACTTCGTAATAAGGAGCATAAGTTGATGGTTCTAAATTCCAAGTTGGAACACTATCGTAATAATAAGCAAATATATCATTAGCAGCAAAAACTTTTGTTAGTATCAAATGGCCTGGATAAGCTGGATTTTCCGATACAGTTCCTTGATGAGATATCGTTACAGCGTTAGTTCCTGAAGGAGAACTCTGTGTTATTCCAGTTCCACTTGTTGTTGTAACAGTATGTTTTTCTGTACCCTCGTTGTCTTGTTCTAAGTGATGTACAGAGTATATACAAATGTATCTATCTACAGGTGTAGTCTCAACATCATCATCAATATCTATATATAATGTTTTATTGCTAGTACCCATAGAAAACGAATCAAAAGCGACTGTAGCCGTAACAGTGTTACCAGCGGTTCCAGGTGTACCTGTGTCTGCAAATGTTACAGTGTTAACACCTATATCTACATTTCCACCAGTCCAAACATTTGAAGATGTTTCTGTTGCTCCACCGATTTTAAAATCAGCAGCGCTAATAACATAACCAGTGTTTGGTGTTATAGTAAGAACTTTAGTTCCTGAAACCGTAGCCCCAGCATTTACGCTTGATGTCGATGTTGATACTGTCCAATTTGCCATATTATATTTTTAATCTGCTGTTGAATCCCAAACACCATCTGGATCACCATCTGTATTGCTGTCTATTTCAGTGTCTGGATTATAAGTTGTACTTGTATTATTTGCAACTGTAAACGTGTATTTATCGTTTTCTGTATCTGTTCCACTTACATTAGTTGCTATACCTAATCCCTGTAAAGAAAACTCGTGTTGATCTAAGTTATGACTACTACTATCCATACTTAATGTATTATCACCTGAATCAGTAAACACAGTTGATTCTCCGTGTATATAATTAAACCATTTACCTTCTTTTTCTCTAAATTCTGGAACTGTTCCAGTTTGTTCGTTTGTAGTTAAAAGTTCTACTTCCCAACCTGTTTTAGCTTGTAAGTTATAATATTCTCCATCTGCTTGGCTAACATTATTACCGGCAGCATCCGTAACATTACTAGTTGCTTTATGCATGTTTATTTTAGCTTGACTACCCTCGTAATTTATAGTATTAAAGCTTTTTATAGATTCAGGATTATCATTCATAATAGTTGTTATAGTAGACTCAAACTGTGTTCCCCAGAAATTATTTCTTGTTTGATTACTATGATGTTTCCATAACTCACCGTCATTCCACGTGTAGTATTCGTTGTTTATACTTAATCCACTTTCTGGATACTTACTTGTATGTGGAGTGTCATACATGAAGCTAACCCATCCTTTAGCCATTTCACTATAACTTAAACTATAATAATTATCTGTAGGTGCTTTATAAGGATCACCTGATTTAGTCTCTCCTTTTTGTCTTATAGATATATTATATAATGATTTTTTAGAATCAAAACTACCTAATATACTAGGTACTGTATCTTTTGTTACTGCAGCACCAACTTTTAAATTATCTCCAAACCAATCATGCATACCAGCAGAAGATATAGGCGTAATACCATCCATTGATAATCTTAATACTGCGCCTCTAGCTCTATCTACAAAGTAAGATCTATAATTATCAGCTGCAAATGATTCTGGATTTTGTGTTCCGTAATCTCCAGCATAAGCAGTTGTTTGTCCTAAAACTTTATTAGAAGCTAATAATTGTTGGTTGCCATCTGCGTTAAATAAAGCATCTTTATCAGATAGTATCTTAAATACTTTGTCTTCGCATATAGTAACAATATCTGTGTCTCTACTAAATAATTTTTGTATACTACCGTATCTAGGGTTTATATCTTTAGTAATAGGCTCTGCTTGTATAAATTGATTTAAATCATTAAGGCCACTAGTAGAGTTATAAACTCCTGAATGTATCATACCAGTTTTTCTTCTTTCTTCTTCGTAACGCTCAGCTAATGTTGACGATGCTTTTACTCCGTTTCTAATATAAATCTCATTGTAATCATCTCTAATTCTGTTTGATTCTACGCCATTTTGAAACGCGTAACAATTAAAATAAGGGAGCGTCATAACTTGACTGTGCATGTTATTTTTAAACTCAATTGTTTTGCCACTAAATCCTGAAACTGAAGTGTCAACCGCTGTTTTTACTTGCAACCTTGTTACACCACCATCTGGAGCTGTAAAAGAAATAATATCATTCACATTGACATCAGCTGGTATTACTGTGTCTAACGTTACTGTTTGATCGCTCCAACTCGTAACTTTTATTGTTCCCGACCAAGCGTTTGCAGAACCTATAGCCGATTCATTTAATGCTATAGAACCATATTTAGCACACGCTTCATTTGTTGTCCAATGTAAATCTATTGGGAAGGCTTGCGTAGCTTCATAGTAAATATCTAAACCAACATCTTCTTTAGGTTCTGTTTCCCATATAGCTGGACTTCCACTGCTAAACTGGACATCATCTTCGCTAAATGGCTCTACAAATTCTATAGTTATAGGGGTGTTGCTATCAGCAGCTGTCCAAGTGTCGTTTCCAGAGCTACCACTTATAGTAGGATTGTATCCCACACCATTAACTCCAATACCGTCTCCATTTGGATCTTGTACAGTAAGATCATATCTTAAACGTTTATTAGCTGCCCAATGAAATTTGTCTGCGGCGTTATCATCTGAATCATAATTGTGTAAGTTTTCTACTCTACTAACAGCCATTATGGTGTAAACAATCTTAGATGGATCGTCTTTAAATCTAAATTTATTTCCTGGGTTTAACATTGAAACCACTTCTTGTTGATCTGGATGGCAATTTGCTGTTCCAAGTCCAAATTCTTCATTGGCTCCTGTTGAGTGATTAATTCTTTTGTTTGTCGATGGAAAACTATCTCCTGGTAAATATAAACCAGACCATGATAAGACTATATTTTTACCACCGTTATATACACCATGATGACCAGAGCTTATAAAACTGTTATCTGTTTGAGAACCATTACCTAAATGACCAGCATTAGTATTACCATAAGTCCCAACTCCAGTTCCAGGCAGAGTATCTACTTCTTCGTTTGCTGTTATAGCGCTGTCTATAAACCAATTTCCTCCAAAAGCTTGCCACCATGCTCTAACGGCTCTTCTATAGTTTTTCTTCATGGTAGAACTGGTGATTCCAGTACCGTTTACATAAGGAATCAAATCCGAGTCACTAGTAGTACCAGGAGGATATATCCACCAGTTAAAATCATTTTTATTGACAGCTAAATCTTTAATTAAACTACCGTTTTGACTACTACCTTGTTCTACAACGTTACTGTAGTTAACATAATATGGGCTCATAGCGGTCACAACTGTGTAATCACTGCTGGATGTCTTTGCTAATACTTTTGATCCTATTGTTAAATCTTTATAAACCTTTACAAAAAACTTACCATCAAACTCTGGTTTGTTCTCAGGTATTTTGCTAGCTATATCAAAAGATATTCCAGATACAATACTAGCTGTAGTTTGTGCTGGAGCAAACGCTCTTAAATCTTCTCCAAATTTACCATCTATTCTTATTTTTATAACATTGTTATCATCTGTTATAGATGCTATTTTATAATAAGCACTAGTTACTGTAGCCGCACTAAATCTTACATAGATAAAACCTTGGTGCATGTAAGATAATAACGTTGGAGACAAACCACCGTCAATTCCAAACGTGCTATAGAAATTAGCACTGTTTTGAACATCAAAGCTATCATATTCTACAAATGGAAAACCAGCGGTAGTAGAAGTAACCCAATTAAGAGCACTCTGCATTGTTCCAATTGTTTTTGTATTAGTTTTTATAAATTCTGGAGCATCGTCTTCTATAGCTATAACTTTATATCTTGCGTCTTCTGTTACAGGTCTTTCACTGTCGTGCTCTTTCTTTAATATAAGAAATGAATCTTCTTGTACTTTATTTCTTTCTGCTGATGGAAACGATAACCATACGTTACCATCTTCGGCATTATACCATCTATCCATAGCTAGATTATAATACTCATTAGATGTTTCTTTAACAAAAAGTTTCCATGATTTAGCCCAATTAGGAGGATTAGATAATATTTGAGCTTTTATTTTGTTGAATGATATACTTTGTTCTTTATCTACCGTTATAGTACTTCTACCAGCATCACCAGTTAATACAGGTGTTTCTCTACCATACTCATCTCTATACACAACACCAACTTGATAAGTTCTTAATGATTTTACAGATTTACCAGGAGTAGGATCAGAATCTACAGATCCAGCTGCAGAAGAATTAAATTTAGCTAAAGCACCTAGTTTACTTTCTAAACTAACTTGTATATCTGGTATAATCTCACGCTCGTATACGTCTTTTAAATCATAGTTTTGTAAGTAGTTTCCGTATATTAATCTATTAGCTGATATTTCTTGAGCTAATGCTTTTCTAGGTACATTATCCCATGGACGTAGTAATTGATTAGATGGAACAACAGCATGTATTAATTCTGTCTCTACCGTGTACTCACCTCGTCCTTTAGCTGTTGTAGGCCAAGCGTCATCTGTTTTCTTTATAGTTTTTACAGTGTATATATTTGGAGAATCTTCGTTTTTAAATAGGATATCAACTTCAATAACATCTTCTCCTCTTGTTGCATCTTCTACTACAAAATCAGTTATCTTTAAACTTCTTAAATTATTAACCATACCTAAATTATATCCCTGTTTAGGAGCGTAGTTAAAATCTGATGGCATAAAAGCTATTTCTGAAAATGGAGAAAATGTAGAATATTCACCATCTTCATATTTATATCTATATGCAAATCTTGGAAATTTAAATTCAAATATTGGTGGTTTTTGTTCTAATCTAGCTAACCAATTTTGCATTCCAGTACCTATAGTACTACTGACGCCTAATAATGACCAACTATACGGACCGTTCCAAGGCCCAGTTCCCGTTGGTACATCTTCTATACGAATTCTTACCTCATGATCTGTAAAAGTCGTTGGATCAGCATCTGTATCGTTAGTAAGTATTACAACATCACCAATTCTAAAATCTACATTTGAAGTAAAATATATAGCACCTGGAGATGTACCTGTGGTATAAACCTCTTCGCTAGGAGTTAACAGCGTTGTTTCACCAGACGCGCTTGTGCTAGAAAAAGCTACACCAGTAACACCTGGTGATGAGTCTAAATAATCAGTTGCTGTATGTATATCATTACCCGATCTTTCTGGATCAATGTTAGACATCTCTAAATACGGAGGCGTAAGAGGTGCTTTTTTAATAACTGTTATATGCTCTTCTTCTAACCAAGCTGCTTTATTTTTATTAAAGTTAGTTATTGTTTCTAAAGCCTTGCCAGATAGCTCTTTTCCAGTAGAAACTAATCTTGTGTGAAAATTATCATTATTTAGATTTAATCCTTTAGGTCCAAATGTTTTATAAGTTTGAGTTGTTACGGTTGAATTGTAACCAGCGTTACTACCTCCATATAAATACGATTCACCTCCAGTTCCTTCTATACATCTTTCTATATTTATTTTCTTTGGTTCTGAATAATTATCTGTCCAAAATAACATTCCATCCATTACGTTTATACCGGTTATCATTCTAGGTTTACCAGTACCATCATCTTTTTGGAAGTTTAATAATCTCTTGCTTTTAAAGGTCACTGTGTCACTAGCTCCTGTAGCAAAATCTGATGATGTTAATATTTTCCATTTATCAGTATCAAATTGTATATCTGTTACGTAAACACCAGCTGTTGCAGACGCGTTAGTGTGTCTAACATCCATGTCTAATCTAATACCAGTATTATTGAAGGTTTTACTATTTACTTGAGGACAGTAAACGAAGCCGTTAGTGGAAGATGATAATGTACCAGGAACTATTTTAACTTTATAAATATCTACTAATACATATTTAAAAGTTTCATTCTGCACATCATATTCGGCGATATAATCTTTAAAGGTAGTTACGTTGTCAGTTGTTTCGCTAGCGCCGGCTACTAACCAATATATTTTATCTGTTTTTTTATCTACTATAGAACCAACACAAACACTACCAGCTGGAAACTTAGCGGTTAAAGCTGTGTTACCTAATGTTGTTTGTACCGTACCAACGTTAGAGCCATCTGATGTATTTACTTCTATATTTTTAGCGTCTCTATATTCAGTTAGAGGAACAAGTCTTTCGTCCATATCCTTGTTCATCTTACTGCCAGAGAATGTTCTCTTTATTTCCGGCATTTAATTAGTGTTTTATCCATTTAGACTTACCTCTCATTATATGAGTAAGTTCATCTATCTTTAAGTTTGATAATCTTAATTTTGCTTTTCTTTGTTCTGCAAATCTTTCTTTCTTTAGTAAAGCTAATGTATTTGGATTGCTATCAGTTCTAGCGCTCAACACACCGTATGCTATATATTTGTATATTGCTTCTTCTGCGAACTTATGTATTCTACTGTTAGTTAAACTTAAGTTTTCCATACCGTCACTAATATATCTTAATACTAACGTTTTACCTGATAAGTTAGAGCTAAAATGAAACCTACCAAGAGATTCATCTATAAAGAACGAACCATTAATTTGTGCGTGAAAAGGTTCTATACCATGTCTTTGTCCTAAGTTGTAATCATAGATATCATCGTCATAACTAAAATCGTTAGCATTGTTTTCACTAGGATTGTTGGTTGAGTAGTTATCCCAAGTATCAGATAAGTTAGTAATACTATCAGTGTCTGCCGTTGCATTAAAACCTCCATAAGACTGTATTGTTTCACCTTCTTTTGTAGGATTTGATGTAAATTTAGTAGGATATATTACATGCTCAACTCCAGCATCATCACTCCAAGATAGTTTAACATAATTAACATAGTCATGTGGCATAGCTAGCACTAACTGTGTGGGTACAACTATTTCCCAATCTTTTTCAGATCTTAATGTATCGTAGCTTAACTCTTGCATACCTCGTATAGCAAAAAAGGTAACGTCTGTATCTAAAACATTTTCACATATTTTACCTTCTCCAACATAGGCTGCTTTAAATGAATCAATAATTTCTTGTAAACTTATGAATTGATAATTACCGTAATCCGGACTAGTATTGTCATAATATGTCGCGCTGCTATCGTATGTTAATCCCATTTATTATTGTTTTTGAATTGTTTGTTCTGTTGTTTCTTTTCCTGCTGCTATTTGAACTAGTCCAGGCTTATTAATTATTATCCCAGCTAATTCTAATATTTTAAACACTATTGTGTCTTCTTCTGATTTATGTAATTCAAAATCTATTGTCAAGTTACTATTATATAAAGCTTTATCATTTACTATAACATAAGCCCACTCAACTGTTTTAGGTATTCTAAATGTTTCTACTGTTACGTTTGAAGTTTTTTCTGATGTAGATCCAGCATAAACAACTATATCTCTACCGGTAACTCTATTATCAACATATATAGGTTGAGTATCAATCATGTGTCTAGTCGAACTCTTTAATCTTTCAGCTTCATTTATTGTTACCTTACGACAAACTTTATCGTTATAAAATACCTTACCGTATTGAAATATTTCGTAAGCAATACTACTAACTGTTGTAGTAGCTGGAAACGTGTGCCCGCTTGTAACTGGTAAACTTTCCTTGAATGGAGATAATTTTCTATCTATTAACTCAGATATATTTGTTTCGTCAGTTTCTGGGTTTGTCATTGGCTCTAATCTTTGTCTTTGATTTTTATCGTAAAAATAAGATTCAAATATAGACATTTGAGCTTGATTAGCCATCAAATTAAATTCTTGAGGCGTTACATATCCTCTCTGTTCTTTATTAGCTATTGCTAAAACTCTTTGATATACCGTATCTATACTTATCGCCATTTTATATTTTTATTTTGTATTTGCAATCGCCCCGTAGAGCGACTGCATCTACAAAGTGATTATTATTTTAATCTTTTTTCAATTTGAGAGTAAACCTCAACTCCTTCGTCTGTTTTAAACCAAGCTGCTAAAGCAGAATAAGGATTTTCGTCAAAAGGAACGTTCATTAACTTTCTACCAGTACTTTTCCAAGTAAACGTTCTTTGGTCTTGAGAGAGTGACAGGATATGAGCCTCGCAAGCTTTTACAGCTACATTTCTAAGTTGTATATTATCATCTGTAACTAACTCTAAAAATAACTTTGGGCTTTTCTTAGCAAATAGTAGTAAATCTCTTTTAATCTCCTTAGAAGTCATCTCTGATACCTTAGAACCGATTTCTACACGTAAAATAGCTTCCATCATGTCAATATCTAAGTTATTTGCTGCGTTCATAGCCGCGATTTCAAATTCTAACCAATCTAAATGATTCTCAGCTCTTGCTACTGGTTTGTCCTCGTAAAACATTACATCTCTATCTGGGTGATACAAAGATAAAAACTTTTGTAAAATTGTTTTTTCTTTAGGCACATATAAAGATCCAGATCTAAATATTATATGAGATAATCTTTGATCTCCTTTCATTTCGTCAACAAATGGAGTAGTTTGATTTTCACAATATTTTATTTCTCTTTCGTATCCTTGATCTTTATCAAACCAATATAAGTTAGCTGATCTAACGCTTCTTGATAAAGGTTTTCTACCGTCTTTTAGATAATACATTCTATCTTTTATCTCCCAAGTATCTTCTTTTGTTTTTGGTTGTTCTACAACCGGAGCAGTTTTTACAACTGTCTCTTCTGTTTTTTTCTTTTTTGCCATAATATAATATATAATAAAATTAATAAATAAAAGGCCGAGGCCGAAGCCCCGGTCTTTTTATATAAATGCTTACTTCATTAACATAAAGTTGTTAGCACCTTGTGTAACTAAACATCTTTCAGATAAGTAGTGTACTTGCATTGCATCTAAAGCAGATGTAGTTGCTCCAACAGAACCAGTAACCCAAGTTTTGAATTTTCTGTTATCTGTTTGAGAAGCTCTATAACGTACATGTAAGAAAGGTCTCTTAAGATTCTTTCCTAAAGACTGGTCATAAACTGTAGATACACCAGCAGGTACAATAACCCCACGGATAGCTGCGCTACCTGCTCTGTCATTAATACCACCTCTAGTTGCTTTGTCATTTAAGTATCTCATATCTGATTTGTAGAAGTCATAAGAACCTCTTCGGAAACCTGAGAAACCTAAGTTAAGTGCCATATCTTCTTCGTTGTCAAATACTCCATAAGAAGTACCTCCAGCTCCGTAAGAATTCATTGAAGCTAGCATGTCATCAATTGCTAGAGACGTAGCTCTATTAACAAACATCATGTTTTCTTCAATTGCACCTTGATTGTCAAACTCAGCTAATATAGCGTCAAACTCAGCTAAATCAGTAGCAGCGTTAACTCCAGTAATACCAGAAGTAACGTTACCTCTTGACTCAATAGCTGCGAATAAACCTTCAGTACCAGCACCATTAGCACCAGCATCTGCAGAACCTCTAATTTGACCATCAGCAAAACCAATGATAGAAGCAGCAGCTGTTTTCTCAGCTTCTAATAGAGTCATTTCTAAGTAATCAGTAAATCTAGCTCTAGTATCACCTTCAGCTTTTAAGTACCATAGGTAACCAGATTGACCTTCTTCACCAGAAACTTCAACCCAACCAATTTGAGAAGCATCAGATCCAGAGATCTCATAGTAATCTTTCATGATAATTGGCTTATTGCTGTAAGACTTGAAAGTTGGCGTTAATGCCGTTCTTTTGTCAGCAGCAGCTGTACCAGTGATATCAGAGTAAGATTGTCCTTTACCGTACTCAGAACCAATAACTAATAAAGTAGCTGTACCATCAGACATTGTTGATAAAGCAGCTGTAGCATAAGGCTCAACTGTAACAACAGCTGTAGCTGGAGTTTCAACAACTAATGCTTTAACTACAACACCAGCTTGTGCGATTAATACTATATCGTTAACTCTAATACCGTGAGACGCAACAGCGAAACCATTTTCACCGTCAGCAGAACCATCGATATCGTGAGTAACTGTAAATGTACCATTTGTATCACCGTCAGCATCTACTGTTCCAACGTATGATAAGTGTAATCTTGATTGCTCAGACCAAACTACTTGGTCAGCCGTCATAGACTCTTCAGCTCCAACTTGTGATAAGAAACCTGAAATAGTTCTTGGTCCGAAAACCTCAGCTTCTTTCTCCATTAGATCTGGTAAATATTGTTGCTCCCATCCTGTTGAACCTCCTGCGAAGTCAATATAGTTAGAAGCTAATGTTTGTTGTTGTGGTGAAGGCACCTTGTTCAACAAACTTCCTGCTGTAATTGCCATTTTTTTCTAATTTTAAATTATTACTTTTTTTTCATTTTAATTTTAAAATCAGTAGAATTATCACCAAGCACTTTAAATTTTAAACCACCAGATTCAACAACACCACTATGTGATTGTCGTGGATCCATGTCGATGTTTTTAGATTTAGCAACACTTTCTTTTAAAGCGTCAGCTTTACCTTGTTCATAAAAATGATTAGCGATAGCATCAGAATTCATAGCAGTATATAAAGCTTTGTGATAACCTCTAGCATCTTCCATTTTATTTTCTTTATTTAAGAACTTCTTAACAAAGTTATTAATGTCGCTCTGAGTATCTTTGACTTCGCCAGGATTTTTAACATTAAATCTATACTTTTTATCTCCAACGTTATATTCAAAACCTTTGAATTTTTCATTAAAGACATTTTTAGTTTTATCTAAAAATACCGTCTTAGCCTCCTGCTGTAACTTCTCAGCTTTCTCTGATTCTTCGTTGTATCTATTGAAGAAGTTAATTGCGTTCTGTTGCTCACTCGTAAGCTTTGAACCCATTTTAATATCTTCATAATATTTGGACTTTAACCCGTCCAGATGGTTTTTAGCGTCGGCAACTTGCTCTTTTAGCGCTAATTTTTTTCTTTTAATATCTTTTTCCTCGTCAGATTCTTCATCATAAGCAAATTGATCTTCCATTAAAAAGTCAATTTCATCTGGTTGTAAGTGAGGTTTTGTCTTTTTGTAGTATTCCCTTAATAGTGTGTGGTTATCCATTTCTGAGTAATCCTTATTAAGAGACACATAGTCATTTAAGTCTCCACCTGTTTCTTGCATAAAACCCATTAGCTTCTGAATATTTTCAGGTAGTTCAACTCCCTTTTCAACTGAATCTACTATTTTTTCTTCAACTACTTCAGCTACTTCTTCAACCTGCTCTTCTTCAGTCACCTCTTCTATTACTGGTGTTTCTTCTTCCTTTTTGTCTGAAACAGTTTCTTCCTCAGGTTTTTCTTCTGGAGCCTTAATTTCCTCTACAGGAGCTGAAACATCTACTTTTGTTATTTCTTCAGCTTTTTCCTTAAGCTCGTTAAGATCTAACTTGGTAATCTCAGGGGTCTGTGCTAATGTTTTTTTCTTAGGTTTTTTTACTTTAATTTTCTCAACAGTATCATCTACTATTGGTTGTTCAGTAGTATTTTCTACTACCTCTTCTTTCATTTTTCTTGCCATAATATAATATAATAATAATTAATAATTTGTTTATTTAGGTTCAAACGCACCTAACCTCATTCCTCCACCAACAACATCGTTACCAGCAGATTCAAATGGTTTTTCTTTTATTTGTTCTCTTTCTTTCATTAATTGCTTTTGCTGCTCTCCACTTATTACAGTTCTTCTATCTTGTCTATTTTCTCTATTTTCATCTCTTGATCTTTCGTTGTCAATATCCATTCTTTTTAACTTCATGTTTATTTCAAACTCATGATCCATCAATTGTCTCTTTACGTCAGCTTCAACTTGTAAAGTCTGTTGTTTCATTTTTGCTTTAACTTGCTCTATTTGTACTTCGCTTTGAACTAAAGCTTGTTGCTTTTGCATTTCAGCTTGAGCCGCGGCTTGTTGTTGTTGAGCATTAGCTTCTGCTTGAGCCTTCATGTTTTCTTGTTGTATTTGTTGATCTTTTTGCTGTTTCTTTTTTCTTCTAAGTTTTAAAAGTTGATTAGCAAGTTTAACGTTTTTAATTTCTCTAAGATCAATAGCGTCTTCTAAGTCTATAGTTTGTTGAGCTAATGCTGCTTGTATATTTTGTTCTAAAATTTGTTGTTGTTCTTCGTCTGGTTCTAAATCTAAAAATATTCCAAAATCGTATAGATGTAATTGTGACATTTCTTCTAAAGTTGCTACATTGTGAGCTCCTATAGACTGTATAAAAGCATCTTTTGTTGGAGAATACTCTATAATATCAGATATTCTAAGAGATAACGATTCACATATTTCTGCTGACACAAATAAACCCGCATTAAGTATATGTCTCGTAGCGGTGTTGGAATTAGCTGCTGCCATTTTTTGTACACCAACTAAAGCTCGTTCATCAGGAGTGGCAGCATCCCTAGCTTCGTTTAGTCCGGTAGTATCTCTAATCATTTGCAAGTAATAGTTATAAGTACCTATTAAACTTTGCATTTTAGCGCCTCCTCCTGATTGTATTTCTTGTATAGGCATTTTACCTGGATTAGGATCGCCATCAGCAGTAAAACTTCTACCAATTATACTACCAGTTTGGAAAAACATATTTAAAGCTTCTTGTGGGTTGTAATTAGTACCATTGCCTAAATCAATTTCAGCTAATCCATCAGCATCTAAATAAATACCATCTGGAGTTAATCTAGACATTACTTGTTGTAGTTTTAGATGAGTCAATTGAATCATATCAGCAAAACCTGTTATTCTGCTAACTAAAGATTCAATTTTTCCGTTGTACATTCTAGGCGCTACAATAGAATAGTTCATTTTAACTTTAGTAAAATCACTTTTAGGACGCATCATATTTTTAGCTTTTTCCCATTTAAGCAATCTATCTGTTCCTAATAATAAAGCGCCATCAAACAAGCATTCTACTTTTCTATCTAATTTTCCAAAACCTCCTTCTTTGTTTTCTGGTGGATTAAACGAATCGTCTTTTTCTATAGCTTTTTCTCCGCCCGTACCTGTTTCTTTAACTTTATAAACCTCGTTCATAAAAGTTTTATAATTAAAATATAAAACTTGAACTTTATTTTTATCGTTACTATCACTGCTAAAATGTCTACCAACACTTCTAGCTCCTTTAAAATTATTTTTATCTATATCTTCTAAATCAGAATCAGTTAAATCTGGAAATTGTTTTACTAGCTCGTTAATAGGAATTTCTTTTATCTCTCCCACGTAATAAATATCATCAAAGTAAGGAGAGTCAGTATAAGAGTATACTAAATTTGCTGGATCAACATAATCTATAGTTACACCTTCTGATTTATTAAAAGAAGTTTTAGCAGCAGCTATACCTAATACAGTTAAATCGTAATATATTCTCTTCTTTATTAAATCGTATTTATTACCCTGTAACAAAACGTCTATAGCTTGTTCTTCTGCTATTTCTACAGCTTGCTTATAATTTAACTGCATGTGCAAGGCTAGTTCATCTTCGTTTTCAGGTATATCTTCCTTGTTGTTCTCGTAAAGATCCATGTTCATAAGACTCTGAGCCATATCGTTAAACTCAGCTGTGTCCATGTCTTTCTGTATAGACTCCATGTATTTTGTTCTTTTCTCTACGCCAAATGGATCTTGTGAATAAGCTTTGACATTAAACAGTCTTTCTGTCATTCCATTAACAACTATATCTACAAACTTAGGTATAATTGGAACGGGTTTCCAATCTAAGTTTAGATACGATAAATCTCCATTTATAGATAATTCATCTTTATATTTTTGTATGCTCTGCTCTCCTCTAGCATATAAACGTAGTTTATGAAAGTTATTAGTATCTGTTAAGTATCTATTATTATTAGATCCAGAATCGCGAAACCATTCACCCTCTATAGCTCGAGCAATTTTTAAACCATATTCTTTGCTAAGTTTTTCTTTGTCACTAACTACTTGACTTGGAAAATTTACGTTTCTCCTCATATTATTCTTTAATTAATCTTGATGTAAAACCCTTATTAGAGTATCTACCTACGTTTAAATTTATTTTCTGTTTTTCAACCAAAGCGTTAGGTCTGTATAAATTTCTATTACAAGCCATAATTGCTAAACCAGAACTAATAGAAGCATCAAATTTTGTTCTTTTAGTTATATCAAACTTCGCCCAGTCATTTAATGTCCTATTGAAATATAAATTACCATAATTTCCATCTCCTATGTCTCCAACATATTGTTGTATATACATTTCTATAGCTGCCGCATGAGCCTGTTTTATGTCTTCACTTGAATTTGGTATACCTCCAACTTCTTTCTCTGCAACTGATAGTTTGTTCCATGTTCTATCAGGACGATTCATACTAAAACCTCTATAACCTCTTCTTCTTAGATAGTATAACAATCTAGGTTTGTTATTTTCAGCTAACATTGGCATACTATAAAAAACTAAAGCCATTAACACGTCTTCAAAAAACATTTCAGCTGTTTGTGGTCTAGCTATATATTCTAAAAAGAATTGATTAGCAGGTGCTTCTTCCATGCTAAATTTAGTAAGACCATGTAAAGCGCCATTAGAACCTCTTCCATCTACTGTTCCTGATATATCATAACTATCACATCCAAAAGCGCCTATATGTTCGTTAGCGGGATATTTAATGCCATTCTTTAGTATAATCTTATTTTGTAAATTAGTAGGTGGTATCCAACTAACTTTAAACCTACCTTTTGTATCTGGGTAAAATATTACTTGTGTATCTTTTACTCCATTAACCCATTGAAAATTACCAGTATTTACACCTAGCGATCTATTCATTTCTTCATTATAATCTATCTGATCGTATATTCTTACTAGATTAAATATACTATTTCTAGTCTCGTCTCTAAATGCGTGCTCTGTAGTTCTAGGAAACTGTCTATAAAACTCATTTAAAGCGTCATGATCGTCTTTTAAACCTTCTGCTTCGTTATCCCAGTGTTCTATAATTCCATAATCTATTAGTTCTCCATCTGGTCCGAGTACATCATTATCTGGATTATTGAATACTGGATATCCGTACTCATCAATAAATCCTTCGTAGTTCCATTCCATTGGGATAAACAAAGAATATAAACCAGACTTTGTTTGGCCATTTCTATTTCGCTGCGTGACATCTGATGAGTTATATAGTTTTTTAAAATTGTCTCCACCTTTATCTAATGCGTTTGATGTTGAGCCCATCATACATTTACCAACTATCCTACTACCTAATCGTAAACATGTTTTGGTAACTCGCCAGTTGTTTAATATATTATCAGGTCTCTCCCATTTACCACTTTCGTCATGAACTAGTAAATTTAATTTTTCCCCGTCGTAACTATTGTCTCCAGTATTTCTCCAGTCAATAGTAGTATCTAACCCTTGAATATCTTCCATGCCGTCTGTCGCCGACATTTTCTTTCTCGTAAATTTAGAAGCGGGAACACGATAAGCCAACTCGGATTTTGGACGATCCATTCCATCTTGTATAGGTTTAAAAAAGAACGGATAGTTAATCGATATAGGAACAACTTTATCAGTAAACATTTTCTTCGCATCGTTACCAGTTTTAGATAGTATACCATATCTAGCATCACTTGCTAATGTAGCTAAATTAACTGTTTCTGCTGATGACATGAAAGAAAATCCAGATCTACGGTTTTTAAGGTAACACATGCCATAACATCTTTTATCAGCTTTACACGCCTCCCAAAATATATAAAATAATCTATTAGCTTCTCTATAATCTGGAGCGCCTACATCAATTTTACTCCATTGAAGATACATATAATGTGTACCGGTTATCCAAGTTGGTTTTCCTTTATTTTCAAACCAAAACCCATCTTCTCTTCTTCTAAATTCTTCATCTATATAATCATACCACTTGTCTTTATTTTCTTCAGGATAATTTCTCCAGTCAAAAATATTTTTTAATCTAGACAATTCTTGAGGTTGATCAAGTTTAACCCATTTACTTTTTGGGTGCTTATATATTTGTTTTGGAGCTTTAGGTAGAGCTATAACTAAATTTTGTATTTCTATAATTTCTCCTATTTGACCACTCTTAGACAATACAATCACATCGTGCTCTTTGTTGTACCCATACTTCCATTTTTTACCACGATTCATTCTGGTGATCGTGGTTTTCTTTATAGGCTCTACAACCTTAACTAAACTTTGCTTGTACATTACTTAGATCTACCTTCTGCGAATCCTTTAAAGATTTTTTCCTCTGTCTTTTCAGGTGTTTTTCCTTCAAGTAAAATTTCTTCTTCTTGGATTCTGTTAAGTATTTCAAATGCGTCAAATATAGCTAATTTTTTAGTAGCTGCGGCATTTTTTAATCTATCTGCTGATATATCATCGTCTGAATCTACAATCGGTTCTTTTGCTACTTTTATCAACTCATCAACAGCTTTCTGCCCAGCTTGGATTATATTCTTCTTCGTTTCCTTGATATTCATATTTAATTGTAATAAATTTAGTGATAACTCTATATAATCTTTTACCATCGATTATAAATTCATATGTAGAAAAAGGCATAAAACCTACCAAGTCTTCTTTTTCATACGTTCCATCTGTATATTTAATTATACCTATACAAGATTCTTCTTTATCTACTCCAAGTGAATTCCTTTCTTTTATAGGCTGTACAAAACAATAACCCTTAGGAGCTCTCCACTCTTCGTTTCTTTTATATAAAAATATTTGATCTTCTTTTACTAAATAAGTATTTTCGTTAAAAAAACTTCTACTGTTTCTTTCTCTACCCTTTACATCGTGCCAACGTCTAAAAACATTGTGGTGTGTTATAATTGTATCTCCAGGTTTTATATCTGTTTCAAAAGCTGTTGGAATAGATTTAACAATAGCTTCTCTGTTTACAAACTGATGGTTAAAAATCTCAGTATTTAATATAAGATCTTTGTCTCCAACTTTAGTCGTGTTGTTATATCTGTTTCCTTTTGGCTCTATAACAAAATCAAAAGGTGCTTTCATTAGTATTCTAAGTTATATTCTACAGAAATAGCCATGTTCTTGTTAAAGTCTTTCCAAGGTAAAACATCTTTATTCTTTTTGATGTAGATAGAAAACTTATCATCTTCTTCTATTATATCGCAAATTTTATGTCCACCATAAACCTCTTGACCAACAGCATAATGCATAGCATCGTTTTTATAATCTTTTCCTACTGTAATTTTTCTAATTAGTTTCATTGTAGTTAATTGTTCCATCCGATATATTAATATCATCAGTACCATAATTAGTTTTAAACTTGTCTCTCATTAAGATTAATTCATCGTTTAAACCAGCTAAACCGTGCAACGTAGAATGTTTTTGAGATTCTATTTGCCCGATTTGTAAATGATGTCTATTGATATTATTTATCAGATCTTGTAGTGAATTTAATTCTTCATTATTTATTTTTGAAGGTTTTTTAACCTTCGGTGTTTTTCTTTTTGCCATTTTATTTAATTTAAGTTAATTATTATATTATTTTGAAAACCCTATAACCATTCTTATTGGGTTAGCGTTTACAAGCTCATCTTCATCCGCTATATCTGTACCTCCAGCTATAGCAGCATTTAATGTTATATTTGTCGCTGTCATAGAAGCAACAGTACCTAATGCTGTATCTACGTCATGTAAATAAACAGTATCACCTATTTGAAAGCATTTTCTAGGGTCTACTGTTTTAGTTGTTATACTTGTAGCAGAATCACTTGTCACGGCACCATCAGCTAAAACTCCTGTTGAAAAATCTATGTTAGGACTTCCGCACATACCTGCTACATATATAGTGTCATAACCAACGTTAGCACCTGAATTAGGTTCTCCTTCTAAAATTAATCCAGTATTAACGTGTCCATTACCGTTTGTGCTGTTTGATACATAAATGTTTCCAAACGAAGGGCCACCTAAAACACCTATTCCAACGCCACTTCCCTCTAACTTTGTAGCGCCTATAAAGTGTGTTGGCATGTCAAAACCGGCTGTTTGTGCCGCGTTAACATTTCCTAAACTAGAAGGAGCTTCTCCGTTTTCTGATTTAGCAAATATTAATGATATATCAGCGTAATTTTGTATGCCACCATCTTCACCCATAATATAAAGTGAAATACTTTCTACTCTAGCAGCACCTTTTGGAATATCAAAAGATGTCCAGTCAAATAATATATCGTTGTTTCCCATTGCTAAATCTGTCTTGCCAGATTGTATTACAGTTGACACGTCTCCGTTTATAACGTCTGGAATCACCGTTGTTGTAAAATATCTCATAATTTTTATTTTTTTACTTTTTCTAGTGATCTACCACCGAAGTAAGCACCAATCACTGTTATTAATACTAGTT